ATCAGTCATTTCCACATCAGGAAGCTGAATTCGACGATTAGCCTCAAGAGCCATCAAATTCAACACAACCTCAGGGACAGACTCCTCAAGCGAGAGAATCCCAATCCGCTCATCCGGAGGACGATTCTTGAGAAGGTAGTACTGATCTTCCTTGAGGAGTGAGCTCTTACCCATCCCAGTACCACTGGTAAACATCGTGATACTACCACGACGCCTGCCATAAATCTTCTTGTTTATCTCAGCCATGCAGTCAGCATATGGGATGTACTCGGCACTCTTCTCAGCCTTGTACGCTTCCCATGTATCTGCAGATGAGATGATACCAGCAGGACTCCATCGGCGGGCATTGAACACAGTATCCATGACTGCCTTGGCACCAGGACCCTGCTCAAAGCTCCCATTCTCACCACGAGTACTAGCCTTCGTGTATGTATCGCTGGCGTCTTTCTCGCTTGATTTAGCGATCAAAATTTTGCCACCGATTAGCCTTGCGGCAGCTTCAGTGGCAATTTGGCCAGGCTCGTCGTTATCGAACCATAGCACTACTTCTTCAAATCCTCTAATCCAATCTCTCTGTGTCAACAACTCTTTTGTGTCAGCAGCAGAAGCGATTGAGATTACAGGGTAAATCTTTCCATACTTCTCGTAGGCAGACTGAGCAACAGTCATTGCATCAAGTTCACCCTCAGTGATGATCAACCTTTGACCACCATTGAATAGCATCTGACCGAAAAGTCCCTTCTTCTCTCCAGTAAACCGGAAATCTTTAGGGAGCTTTCTAATCTTATACCCGGTGACTTCTGATACACCATATGGGTAGTAATGCTCGGCTATCTGCCCAGAATCATTGTATCCAACATGAGTCTTGAAGAATTCAGCCACATGCTTTGTAATTCCACGACTCTGGAATCCACGACATGGATACTTACTAATCTCTTCAAGACTCGCACGATTGTCTGTCATAGTCACTTGCTGTTTTTCTTCTAGACTATCATTTCCATTGGCACTAAACCACTTCTTGCATGAGAAGCAGAAAGAGGTTAGATCTTCGTAAATTTGTCTTGCGTCGCTGCTGCCACAAATACATGACTGCGCGCGTCTAATTATTTTTCCCATTACTTTACAAGTGCGTTCAATCTCGCCTTATGTCTAGGACTAATTATTTCGGTTGATTTCCAGCTAATTTTTTCAATAAGTCTGTTTAGAAATCTCCCATGATTAGACGGGGTCTCGACAATGCATTGCGACCATACCTCGGCCCATCCAAGACCACCAGCACTGTAGTACTGTTCAAGAACAAAGAATGCATAATTTTCCATACCGTTAGCTTCAATAAGAGCGTTTAGCTGTTTTGAGCTGCTGGTATATTCACGCCAATTTGATTGTCGGCCCTTGGCTAACTTACTAAGACTGCGAAAGTTCTTCCGGCCAATATACATCAGTCCAGAGGATCTTTCGCGAATCAAGTAAATAAAGCCAAAGGCCTTCTTAAAATCTAGCTGTTCAGAAAAACGCCAGTGACCGTTGTCGAATTCGGCCACTGGATATTTTTACAGAGCGGCGCTATCGATGTCACTCACATCAGCAGCATTCTGGCTGGCATCAGCGGCATTGCTGGCAGCAGCCTCGACCATCGGAGCCGGACCCGGATCAGCGGGAGCGCCTTCAACAGCGGGAGCGGCGGCCTTAGCCTTGGCAGCCTTTTCAGCAGCCTTTGCCTTCGCAGCAGCACGAGCAGCTTCACGAGCAGCAGGCGACAGCGGCACGAACGTGCGCACCTCATGCACCTTGGCTTCCTTCTCCTTGGGTTCACCAGCCACACGGCCACGAGCAATCACCGGCCACACACCAGTTTCATAGAAACCAGCCAGTTGCTTACCGGAGTAATTCGTACCAGCCAGCACCACGCTGTAGTAACCATCCACAGGACGACGGCTACCAGCGAAGTCACCCTTACGCGAAGCGGCAGTGTCCACAAGCCAGTAGAAGTTATCATACACCACATCCGGTTGGCCTTCAACGCCACTCGGCACGCTATCCTTGCGCAGTTCCAGACGTTCCTTCACGTAGGCTTGCGTCAGGTCAGCCTTGGCAATGGTCTTGCGGGTAACCTTCTTGGCCACAGCAGCCTCAGCAACAGCGGTCACGCCTTCAGCAACACCCTCAACGACAACGGTGGTATCAACAGATTCAGTCATTTTAAATTCCTAATTGTTCAAAGTAAAGTGGTCACCTTCGTAGCGCCACATATGGATCATTTTTGCATTCGCAAGGTAGTATTCTCTCCAGAGATCTTTATAGACACCCCTATAAATTTCCTGGACACACTCCCGGCGTTCTTCATTTGTATTGAATCCTGCAAGCAATTTCTTTGCCTTAACAGGACCAATTCCTGGAACTCCAGGGATATTGTCTACTGAGTCCCCCATGAGGATCTGTTGCCAGTAGAACGAATTCGCAGCATCTTCGCTTACTTCATATAACTCCCGTGTACGAGGATCATAGTGTTTGCCTGGGATACAATCCAGGTCCTTGTCAATCGAGCTTACAACAAATGGATCACCAGCCTCAACTGCTTGTGTGGCCCACATTCGAATCAAGTCGTCAGTCTCACATCCTATAGACACAACAACGTTAGGCTGTGCAATGAGAAGAGTCTTTAGCTCTCCAAACCATTCAGGACGTTTCTTGACTGAGTTAATTCGGCTAGAACTTCTCTTGTACTCGCTATACATCATCGCCCTGAAGTTAGTACCCTCAGGGTCACCAACTCCCATGATGTAATCAGTAGCGAACGTACTCTCGACTACCCACTCTATCTGTTTTAGCAGATGTTCTTTCGCAGCATCCTTCTCACGACCCCATGCGGCAGCCGACAAGAAAGAATCTGCATCAATTAAGCAAAGCATATGTTTTTATTGTTTTCCCCTGCCGGGTTCCTGTTTGTGCTTTAGCGTCCCCTGGAGACCAGCACCTAGCTAGCAAATTCAGCAACAAGGCTCACCGACATTATACAGAATTCATCATTGAGGGCATATGGAGACACAGCACATGGAGCGTCACCATTCTGAGTGATGCTTGTAACAAGCATTAGTAATCGAGCTCCACTGTACTCCATCGTGACTGGATCGTAGTCGTGGAGATCCAGAAAGTCCCCTACCTTATAATCCCGGTCATTAAGACGAAGCTCATGAGTCCTCTCGCAAGTCCTTAAGTCACGATAGAATCGATTCCAACTCTTGAGTTTGTGTATCATTTGTAGGGCGCTGTGCAGATTTTGAACTTCTTCAGATAATCAGGAGCTCTACTATAAAGTAGCTCCACCTCTGCGAGTTGCTGATCGCAAAAATTTCCCCTGGTAAGAAAGATGCCGTCCACCATTAAGGCGCATCCTGGCGTCATATGTATACAGTACCATATGTGCGCCACGAGGTCTTCGCTACGAACACCATTGGTAACACAATCGCCATTGGGATAGTATCGTGCTGTGGTATGAATCATATTTGTGTTGAACTAATTCCGTGGTTGTATAGGATTCGGAGGCCCATGTCAGGATTACTCACTGAGCGATCCCTGTAGTACACATGACGGCATCGGGTTGCCACTCTGTTAATGAGCATCATGGCACAATTGAAGCAGGGCTCCTTGGTTACATACATGGTGTACGCATCACCATCATTCAACTTCCGGAGCATATTGTCCTCTGCGTGAATTACAGAGGGAAGGGTTTCCCCATTGCTATCCTCGCAATCATTAGGGTGGCCTGAGGGACGACCATTAAAACCAAAAGCCAGGATGTTACCATCACACACGGCGATGGCTCCCACTTTACGTTTATTTGCGAAGGATAGCTGGGCCGCCCTGAGCGCAACATCCATGTAGAAGTCATTGTACCGCTTCTCTTTTGCTGAGGACATTTTTCACCTGATCAATTGATATTAAACACCGTCCTACTGTAGGCCATAGATTCTCGGGACAGCAGTTGAGGTATCTACTATCGTTAATCGTAGCATTGTGGACATGCCCATGCAAGTTAGGCCTGTCACGAAGTTCGTCAGGATGAACAGGAGCATGACTAAGCCACATCTTCTTGTACTTGACGATCCCCATGACATCATTGAATGCCCTTAGGTAGAGGGATGCCTTGCATGTGTCATGATTTCCACGCACAAGAATCTTTGTACCCGGCAACTTCTCAAAGAATTCAATTGATTCCTCATTAAAGCACATATCCCCTAGACAATAGACAATGTCCCTCTTTTTGATGGTGTTAAGCCAATCGCTTGCAATGCGATCGTTATGCGCTGCAGCATCCGCAAACTGAGGTCTAAAGGTAGTGATCTTTGCATGACCAATATGGAAGTCGCTGCCAAAGTAAACTATGCTCATTCAGGCCCCGTAAGTTGAGATTTGAGTCGATCCCCAACAACCTGCATCATGTGCTCCCACAACTTGGCTCGCTGTATGAGGATGTAATGCTGGTATTCCTCACCCTCTCCACAGCGATCAAGAAAGTAGAACTGCATTTCAAGGAGGTCAGTATATTCGTACTTCTTCCCTGAGATTAAAATGATGTATCTAGCGATGGTGCGCTTATAGTGGCTACTCCATCCAATACTGAACTCTTCAATAAATACATTCATCAGAACACTCCGAGCGTCTTGCGTGCGTCTGCGAGAGTCACAAACTTACACAGACTACCATCAATAAACAGATCAGTAAGATCTCCAGTTTGCTCTTCTTCTTCCGTGCAACGGTCTTGCTGGTAATACTCACCATTAATATCCTTCATGACCCGAATAAGACCCGCAGCAGACTTTTTTGTACCGTCATCCGTAGCAGGATCCTTGAACAACTCCCGACGCTCCCCATTGACAATCCCTGAAGTTGCCTTGAAAGCAAATCCGTGAGTGTCGCGAGTAACGTGCTGGTAAGAGTAGCTTCCAACGCCAAGAACAACATTGTTAGCACTGTATCCCTTGGCCATCAATCGCTCAAGGATATCTCGTGCCTTGTCGAGAGTAATGCTATCCCCATAGATCAGGCCGATATGCTCGTTGAGGTCATAATATCCAGCGTCATTCCTAGTGTATCCAAAGATTTCCCCTAGCAGCTGAATCGAGCCTTTGAATTCGCGTTCACTGATGAGCTCTCCCGTCTCAATTACCCGGAATGCACGTTCTTCAGCGTAGCTAACTCGTACCACTTCAGCATCAGCATACCCACAGATAATTCGCACAGGGTCACCACTATCAGGACGAATGACGGTCTTGCAGAAGCCAAGAGCATCCTTCCCACGATTCATGATAACATCCTTCAACTTCGGAAGAATGACCGTGATTGTATCCCAATAGTTCCAGGTATCACAGACAACGCTAACAATACCCACAGGGTACACATCTTGGATAACACGTCGGATAGTCTCAAGTTCGTCTTCCTTGCCACCCATACACATCACACTGTGCTCAGTAGCGGGAACACTGCACCCAATCAGTTCATGATCACTATCAGCTCCATAGAAGCGTTCAAGCGAATCAATCGCAAGGATTGTGTCAGTTCCCGCAGAGCTGAGCAGATGCCCTGTTGCGCTGACCGCGCCATCATAGATACCACTAAGACCACGGAAGGAGAAATCATGAATCTGGAACTTGGCAGCTTCAAGACTTGCACCAGTGTGGAGGCAATACTGGTTAAGAATCTTCCTAAAGTTGTATGCCGTAGTGGCGCTGGTGCAGGTCTTCCACAAGTATGCACTTGCAGCAGATTCAATGTACATCGCCAAGAATGCAAGATCCTTGTGTGTACTGCGAAGCGTCATGGGGGCTACCCGGTACGGCACAAGAGAACCTTCAGGTAGGCTCTTGATGTGCAGTGGCAAGTAGTCAAGATCATGAAGCAATGACCACTGCTCCATTGATACTGCACCAAGGCCAAGCGAGTTGGTCATTCGGCGGCTCAGCTTCTTGAGGGCCACGTCCTTGCGCACGCTAAAGAAGCTATCATTCCAATCGTTAATGAGGTGGTCAATGACCCACATCTGAACGCCCCACCATACGATGTGGTCGAAATCAACAGTACCTGCGGGCGCTCGCCTTCCACTGCGGGGAGTCATGTTGGCGTACACTTCAGTAGTACCAGGAGGATACTGCTTAACGTGGCCAGGCTTATAGAAATCAGTAGCGTGAGGGGCAAAAAGTTGTTGCATAGTCGTCTTTGTTAGGTGTCACAGGAGGGGCAACGGCCGGCGGCATGGTATGGGTATCAGCCACCCAGAAAAACCGCCAGTAGAATCACTAAGATCAAACCGGGATACTCTCTGCAGTGATCACAGGGCACACACCTGTAAACCGCTCAAGTGTCATCATGTTGTTGGCGCAGAAAATCTTGTCAATTCCAGATTCGAAAATCGAACGTGTTCCTCGCGAGAAGATACCATGAGTTACATACAAGAAGATATTTCCTCGTACGATCGGTTTGAGGGCAATGGCGAGCTGCATGAATGTGCGGCCACCATCACAAATATCGTCGATGATCATCACATTATCAACCATGCGATCATCGTGGATCACCGCCCCAAACACCTCTCCTGTGAGAGGGTCACGCTGTTTGTCTGCGCGAATCACAGGAAGCTGAAAGTGCTGTCCTGCTGCAAGAACTTTCTTGAGGCTTCCAGCATCGGGAGACACAAGAGTAAGGGACTTGTCAGCGAGTATATGGTTGAAATCGTAATCCTCCAAAGCAAACTTCGCGAGAATCTCAACGACCGAGAAATCTGCAGAACGATCAAGCAGGGCGTTCGTGACGTAGCTATGCGAATCCCACGTGTTTACTTCAGCGAATCCGCATGAATTGATCAATGACGTGAATACCTTGAGAGAAAACGATTCTCCAGGATTACACTGGCGATCCTGACGACCGTAAGGTACGTAGGGCATTTCAAGAACCATCTGACCGCTAAATCCAGTACGCCTGATTGCGTCGTTAAGTAGTAGCAGCCGCATAACATCTGCGCTAGACTTGATAGCTGCGCTAATCAGAAGATCACCACTCTGGCGAATTTCCTCATCGTCCAAGGTAACATGCTCTTCACCACCAGACCAAGTGCTGAAATCAGCGCGGAGTTGGCGTTCAGTATAGCGGGTGTACAGTTCAATGCTCATCTTTTGCCACCAAAATTGGTTGTTGCCGAATAGGAATAGGGTCCTTAAAACCCCAAGATTTGCATGCAGGAAGTGCTTCCATGCATTTCATACCAGTCATCATACACATTGATTCAAGCGGAGCGTGTTCAACTAACTCATGGTATCTGCACCTCTTACAGTATTTAATAGGGGATAGCTCACGACTGATGTCTGAGTACTCATCACTACCGAGCCCCTTTCCGTAATTTCTACCGGAGTTATCCCAGCGACCCATTAGTTCAGGTCAACAGTATTTATGTATGGATTTGTGGGATAGTATTTTAGCTGGTTTACTGTGTTCTCCCAAGCAAAGTTAAATCTACCAATGTCGGATTCCAGCTGGGCATCCATCACCTGACAGAATGCATCATACGCATCCTTGCCGAGAGTGGCACCCCTACATCCAGAGAATTCATGCCTTTCGAGGTAATTCTGGTAATCGAAATCTCGAGCCCATGCATCACACTCAACTGTAGAGAATATGCTAGTGGACATCGTACCAACTCCCGCCAATCTTTGCTTCACCATCCATGATCATAACTCCAAATTCTTTAGGGGCATCCCTGAAACATTCTTTCATGATCACTGCAACAACTGCTGCATGCTCGTCATTAACCTCAACCTCAAATTCATCATGATAGAAGATCAGAGGGATGTAGGGGATCTCAGGATGCTCTGTAGCCATCCGAGACATGAACATACTTACAGCAGCCTTGCAGGTAACCGCCTCACAAGATTGCAGAAGGTAATTAAGGGCCTTGTGCGGGCTATCGACAAAGATTTTCCGGCCATCAATCGCGGGAATCCATGCCTCACCAAACTGTTTAGTCTGGTCATAGATCGACATGATCTTGGCAATGAGTTCCTTAAGGCCAGGAGTCTTTGCAGTGAAGATATCCTTGGCTTTCTTGCCAATTTTGCTATCACGCCGTCCTGTAAGGATCAGTCCACACTTTTCACTTCCGGCACCAAATAGAAAGGCATACAGGAAGGGTTTTGCAACTCCCCGAGACGTCTCAGCCACCACTTCTCGAAGTATGTCTCGATTCTTGGTGTGGACGTCACCATTAATAACCTCATTGGTGTATTCGGGATTCTTGAGGTAATGGCAGAAAGCGCGCATTTGGTTGCCTGCGCTGTCGGCTCCAACAACTCGTCTTCCCGGAGGGGATATAAATAGGGCTCGTATTTGTGCGCCATACAATGACTTCTCGTCTGCTTTCGGAACGTTAACAATACCATTATGTCTAGCTCGTCCAGTAGGGGTAGCAATGGTAAAGCAACTGCCGCGAAGACGGTTATCAGCACCTACAGACTCAACCCATCCATTAACGATCTGATGACGACTCCGAAGGGTATAATACTCATCAATCATCTCCCCTGGCTTACCTAAAGGCAGCAGGGAAGTAGTTGTGAGTTTAGGGGACTTCTTTATAGGCTCCCCTCCAGGACCCTTACCCCAATTCCAATCGTCAGGCTCCCAACCAAGCTTATAGAGGAATTTCTTAACATCCTCCATGTTACCAAGATCAGGGGCTTCATACTCAAACCTCTGATACTCTCCAAGAACTAACGGCCATTCGCTAAAGCCATCTTCCTGAGGAATATCGAAATATCTTGCTGTGTGCGAATCATACCGACCGTCCTTAAGCCACCTTGGCCACTTAGGCTCTTTGTCGATAATCTTAGTCTTAATTGCTAGTTGAGGAACGAGAAAGTCTTCAATGACCTTCATCTTACCCTCAAGCTCCCGGAGGAGTGCATTAGCACCAGCTGTATCGAAGAGCCATCCTGCTTCCTCTGCAAGTGCGCAGAAATGAAGGACATCATGCTCAATTCGAATAGACCTTGCAAGTAGTGGCTTCTTGGCTACAAGTGCAGCAAGTTCTTTTGAGAGAGAACCAAGAACCAGCTTGTTAATCCTCACGTCTTCCTTGCAGCGGTGGAGCATCTCAGGGGAGTAGTTGTACCAATCCTCGTGCTCTGGCTTCTTAACACCAAAGTGATTACCCCATACCTCAAGGCTATGCCCTCGCATACCAAACCTTTTATAGTTTAGTGTTTGAGACATTAGCATTGTGTCGTATACCTTTGTGTCCGCAGGAGGAACCCAATGATACACTTTCTTCAACGCAGGAAGGTCAAAGCCAATAATGAAATGCCCCGTGAGACTGTAGGGCCCCCTGGCATGTTCTTCCTCAAGAAACGTGATAAACTCTTCTGTAGGTCTAGCTGTAGGATCGTGAGCCATTGCATCCGTACAGAATACACGCTCGACACCAGTGTCAAGATTCGTGATGACCATCATCCAGACTTTTGTGAGCGTTACAAGTAGCCCGTCTGTTTCGATGTCAAATAGAAATCTACTCACTTCTCATAAGCCCTTTTTATGATCTTCAGCCGATCTATAGCAGACTGAATATTGAGGGCGCGCGCAAAATCATCAGAGTAAGGTCGTGAGATCAACTCAATAATCTCCTTGACCATCATATCTTCAACAGGCATTTTCCCTACAAGTTCGTAGCGGAGAATTGGTGTATTATCCCCTTTGTGTCCACTATACACTTGCTTGATAACACCTTCCGGATGCAAGCTGTTCACAATATCCTGAACACTCGGCTGCTCCAGAAAATCCTGATGGTACTTATTAATCAGGTAACTTTTGAGGTTATACCTGTCTTTAGTTACAAATCCTGTCTGGAGATCCTTGAACCTGGCGTTGCCGTCGAAGGCCATCTTACGCTTAAAATTAGCTACAGCAGACACAATAGTTGTGTGCTGATCTCTATAGGTGTCCAGAAGCGCTGCTATGTAAGAACTAACCTCAAAATCATAGATCATAGGGATCACCACCAATCTGTCCAGCCTCAAATGCTGCCTGAATTTTGTTGGGATTTAAAATTCGCCGGATAAATTCAAGCTTTGTGTCTTCGATAGCTAAAAGGGCGCTGCCGAGAGATTCAGGGCTAGCTTCATGAGTATCTCTCAAGAAGTTAGCTACGAGAACTGACATCAGAAAGCTAAGCTGCTGCCCATTGTAAACAGAAAAATTCTTAAGCTCCGCTGCGACCCCACGGACCTCAGTTAGCATTTGACAATTCGTCGCGTAGGTCATTAGATCTTTCCAGCAAACTTCAAAATCATATCGGTAGCCTGCTCAACAGTAGCATGCCGGGACATTTGCATAACTTCATGGAATGGATGTACAGGATCACTTGTGTTCGCGACTAACACAATAGGCTTCTTATTCATCCACGAATACATAAGCTCCATGCTAGTTCCGGAACCACGTCCTGAATCTACACGAACATCGGCAAGCACAAGGTCTGACTGGTCAATATCCCTAATGTCTGCATAGAACAATACCCTTGCAAGTTGTGGCTCACGGCCTGTTTCATGGAAGGGGGTTCGTCGGGTAGGATCAAGGCAATGGATACCCCAAGCCTCAAGTCGATGTTTAGCAAGACCACGCCATCCAGTCATGCCCTCTTTTGTGCAGCCCTCCATGGGTCCTGCAAGATAAACAGTAAAAATTTTCATTAATCTCCCGAATCAATATAGTATCGTTCGTTGCAGTTCTTGCATGTGTACTCATGATAGCACCGTCCAGCGGATCGGTACTTGTACTCATGCTTGCATCCAAGGCCGGTGTTGGGATCAATCCTAGAGAATCCACTACTGGCGCAACTCATGTACTGCCCACCACAATTAAGACATCTTTCAAATTCCCTGCCGAGATTGAATGACCACTTCTTTTCGTATTCCTTGAGTGGCTGCTCTTTGTTCTCCCCTGAGCCATTGCAGCAGGGGCACACAGCGAAACCTTCAGGGGCTTTGATGGTGTGAGTATTCAAGAAGGCTTCTCTCTTTGGCAGCATATCCGTCGTGAATAAGTCCATCATCAAGCTCGAAGTAATTAGTCATTAAATCAACTACACACATAAGCTGACCAAGCTCATGCGATAGGTGTTCCTTGTTTGTGAGGCTGTTTTCAACATCAGGATTACGACTATGATTTCCATGACGAAGAATCTTAGCACACGCCTGAATCACCTCGGCAGCTTCCTCCATAACAAAATGAAGGCGCTCCTGGGATCCATCTGATAATCCGCTAAAGCTCATAATAAAATGGCCCCGCCGGGTTAGGGCGAGGCTCTTGCTACTTAATACGTTGAGGGAACCAGGCGATAACCAACCCAGAGGAATACCTGAATACCAACTTCAGGCAACGTGATCGCAATATCCTTGGTCATCACCGGTACTCGAATTGCAGGCTTACCCATCACGGTGTAATCCTGAAAAGCAGCGGAATCGTTTGCAATAGTCCGAGTGGCGTACACTTCAGGAATACTTGCAACCCACACACCATGTTCATTTCGAACACTGACCATCTTGACGGATTTGGCTTCCACGGGCTTCTTTTCGCTTTTCATCAATAACTCGCATACGTGTTTCGGCAGATGCACCATAGAGTAGGGCATACCACCATTGTTTATAAAGAGAACTATCGTCTTTCATCACTTTCCACGTTTACGCAGAATATAAATGATGAATGCGGTTGCAGTTGCACCGCCGACGAGAAAACTTACAGCACAATACTGCGCAATAGTACTGAAGCTAACAAAAACTTGCATTGATTATTCCTTCAGCTTAGGGATCGGATACGGAACACGATCCTTACCACACTGGCCATCTTCACCAGCGAAGGGCTTCGTCTTGAATTCCTGGTTGGTCAGACACATGGTATTTGCCGAGAAGGTGCTGCACTTGATCTCCGTGATGACACCCTTGGGGTTCACCAACTTCAGCGTGGCCCAACCGTCACCCATGGGGCACTTCGAGGTCTGACTACTATCACCATTATTGACGATATCTACATCACCAACGATTGGAGCATTCTCCTTGCGATACATCTTGGCATTGAAGGCAGCGTTAGAACGGGCCGTCCCCTTCGCTTCTTCGAGATCGTTACTACTCACATCAGAGGAGCAGGCGGCAAACATCAGGGAAGCAGCGAGAAGGGAAGCAATGATTTTCAGCATGATATATGTGTAGAATTAGTAAAATGAATTGGCACGGCGTAGTGGATTCGAACCACTGACCCTCAGCTTAGAAGGCTGATGCTCTATCCAACTGAGCTAACGCCATTGAGAATTAGTTAGAAGTTGGGATCAGCTTGTACTGGTGCAGCTCCTTTTGCGGGGTTATCATCAGTGAGTTCATCCTGAGGATCAGGGGTTTGGTTATCACCCACATCAACCACTTCAGTTTCAGTTTCTTCGAATTCGTCATCACGCGGCTTCGGAACATACTTCACAAGCTTTGTGAGCTGAACTTCCATTAGCATGGTGGCAATACCTTTCTTACCACCCTTACCATCTTTCGCCTTCACCTCGTAGTCATACTGGAAGACACGAATGTTTGCCTTGGAACCGTTACCAATGGTATTCGGATCAACAAGATTCAGTTTACCATCAACAACTCGAACTGGACCCTGATCGCTACCATCAGACTTGTGAGTCTTCTTGTTGAAGGAATACTTGTAGTAGTCTACTGCATCAGTCTCGGTATTGATCACCGGCTTTGCGACAATGTTGAGCAACTTGAGTTCTGCGGCCTGGGCCTTGGTCAAGCGTGCCTGGAATTCCCACTTGGGACCACTATCTCCAAAAGCAGGAGCGGGCCTCTTCGGGTCCAGCTTGACCCACCACATTTCAACATCTTTAATAATTGGCATATTGCGTTTACTTTCGTTTATTGTTTTATTGAGGACGCACCGGAGTGCTTAAGCGTCCCCTGGTAGCGGCAACCATTCGGTTAGCCACCTTGCTTTCCTTGCTACTATCTGCTGGTATCTCACTGACAGAATATTACTTTGTGTGGGATTTTCACCTCCTCTAACGCATACGGTTATGCAGCCAGAAGCGATATTCTGGTACAATCGGTATTCAGGTGGTTTAGGGGTAACTCGATAATCAGACAAGGGACGGCGAATATCAACCGTCTTTACATCAACCCATTGAGGACAGCCATGATGGTGCTGCAACTCTTGAATGCCACTACCATTTTCAATTGCATCAGCCAATTCACGAATGAGACTCATCATTTGAAACTCTCCGCAAAGTCATTCCAGAAAATACGTTGTGTACCGCAATCACCTTCTGCAGCAACAATGTGTGCAAGCAGCAATCCTTCGGTCATTATAGCTGGTTTTGTGACGTTAAGCAAGTCATTACCAATCATGGTTTTCGGGAGATCCATCCCCCAATCCACATACACAATATCTCCGTCCTGGTAAAATATATGGATATCGCTCTGTCCTAGCCGTAGCAGGTACGAATCAGGATGGTCCCACGGTATATACTGAGTCAGACAGAAATCTTTAAAAACCTTGTAAGCATCCACAAGGATAGCATCCTGAGATGATCCATGAAAATACTCATTCATGTATGAGTCAAAATCCTCACCGTAGACTTTCTTGAAAGTCTTCTTGTCTATGAGTGCTTCGATTTCAGTGGGTGTCATACAAATGCAAAGTCCGATTGAAGGATAAGGTTAATGTCGAGTGATCCGCGCTCTGGCATGAGGTGCATGGCGTTGTTCTCCTCAAGAATCATGGCGAGAGGATCATAGCTGTAGAACATTAGAAACTTCTCCCGGACAAGATGAAATAGATCGTGCATATTCCCGGCGTGACAACCAAAAGAATCATGTACAACACTAACGGGATATTTAGCGGAGTTAACCACAGTACCAAGATGAGCTGCGTCGAAACTATGCACAATATTAGGAGAGCTTCCAGTTTCCTGGGCAGACTTATCGAGTACTGCCGTCTCCCACTGCTGAAGCTGAATCTTGAGTTCCTCTTCACCGTAGCTAAGTTTAACACGTATCTCCTTTGGCTTACGATACGATTGAACAATGGGGAACCCTGTGATTGGTGCTGTCCAACATAGATCTTCACCGCGATCGCTTGAGAGCTTGGCAAGGGATTCAAACAGACGCAGCATCATTGCAGGACCAGGAAGCTTCTCGTAACAGGTGTCATACACAAGATTTCCAAGGAGAGCACCCCAAAGATGCTCCTTATCCCGGAGATACTCTGACATATCCCGAGTGTCGTCAATGATTTGCTGGCCCATGCCATACTGTGTGCCGCCATAGCCAAGTGTCATGACATTTCTCTTGACTACTTTTCGCCTATCTTTAGCTTCAGTGACTCCAAGCCAGTACACAGAAAAGAGTTTTGCTCGGATAGATCTATTAGCGTTACGCCATTCCGCAGCAGCCGCCCATGCGAGGGCCTTGGCTTCAGAACCTCCAGGCGCATCAGTGTATGCTCGCTGCAGTGATTTCGCGGTTTCGTATACGCTATGAAATTGGTCACGCTCTTCTTGAGTAAGCTCACTTGCCATGGTTGTAAGCTTGTCCCAGGTGAATCCGGCAATGTACTTATAGACGTCACCGGGGAGCTCGGATGGGACAAGATTAACGAGAGGTGCAACGACCTCATCAAGTGATAGAGCTGCGAGGTGCTGTACACCATTGTTACTCCCGTCAATGTAAAGTGGAAGTGAGGACATGAAGTCGCCAAGGGAGGCACCTGCACGAAGCCACCGCTCAATCTTCTGCAATTCAAAACAACAGGCAAGAAACATGAATGGCTTATCCGTAGACATCCAATCACGATTATTCATAGGATCTTCTGCAAATCCTACAAACTTGCTGAAGTTATCCTCAACAAAATTACTTCTGTCGATCAGCTTGGCCTTGTCATTACCAAAGCAGTTACTGGTATGAATCTTGAGCCAGTAGTAGCCATCCCGCCCAAACCTTACTTGTGTCCCAAAGCAGAGTAGCCCCTTGGCGTTATCCGAAGACTGCTCGTGTAGATAAGCAGTATTCACATATATTCGCCCACGAAAGTCGTAGTTGTATAGATGGAAGAATTCATTGTTGAGATTTGCCAAAGCTATCTGCTCAATGGCTTCAATCTCCATCTCAAGGGATTTCCTCTTACGCCAATCAACTTCACGTGTAGCCTTGAATGGGCTAGGGGCGTCTAGCAATCGCATTGACTGCTGGTACACAGCAAAGACCTCCCGGTTTATTGCCCAGGATTGCCGTTGAAGTTTGTTGAGTATCTCATACACCATCCACTGAGGATCATCTGGGAATCTCTTGATGGCTGCAGGACTGATCTTCTTAATTACAGTGTTACCCGAATCATGGATTGGCTTTGTCCAAGGACTTGCAGGTTCCCGAAGGGGATACATGTCGACCTTTGTCTTGTCGATAAGTGTCCAGAGCTCTTTGATTGCACGCCAATCTACAGGTACCAGGTGGTATGATTGATGCTTCGACCGCTTCCCATTCTTGTATGTGTAATTAAGCTGATACTTAATCACTTGACACTCAATGAATGAGATACACACAAACCATCCTGTATGTGCATCAGTAACACTATCCTGAGGCAACCGATGTATCTGCCGAATCCGCCGACCAATCGTCGTTACGATATCCGCGAGAGTGCCATTACGCTCAAGACCACGCAGTAAGTGCGTATAGGCGATCTGAATTAGTTCGTCAGCCGAGTATTCCTTAAGGTAGACAGTAGAGCGATTCCGATCTGCTCGAAGTAACGCTTGTCTCTTTGTGAGATCCTCGGTAAGCTGAGAAAGGATTGTCATTCTTTAGGCTTGTATTCCCAATATTGCTGGATTCCTGATACGATGGCAGAAACAGCATCAGTATCTATATAGCTGAAGGTTTCGTGCATCCAAATCTCAAAATCCAATTTCTTTTGTTGCTCTTCTGCATCGTCAAGGCTATCATATACCTCCCCGTCAGATGTACGGAAGCCACTAACTTTTTCAATTGGATGTTGCTGGGGATGTGCCATACGCTTCTTAGAGTAAGTCATTTGATTAAAAAATGGTAAATCCCCAACCCCGAAGGGCTGGGTGGATTGCGCTAGGAATTCGCCTTTGATGACGTTTTCCGAGTTGTTGCAGTACGAGCAACACGTTTTAATCGAGCCAGCACATAGTCACTGGCAAATTTCGCTGCGAGAACTCCCGCAAAAATCACTATCAAATTCATTTATGCCTCTTTTCTATTATTCTTATAGTCGGGCATTTGATTAAATAAAGGACACGCCCCAACCCCGAAGGGCTGGGCACGTTATTTATCCTAGCAGCTCATACATCAGAAAACCAATCAGGCTTATCAGCATCACCCCAATAAAGAGGATCACATATTTAAGCAAGAACGCACTGGTGATCAATGTACCAGCTACTAGCAGTAAAACCATCAGGTTACCGCTAATAAGCTTCTTCATGGCGTCTCAGGCTCTGGAATCACCTTCCTGTTCATGATGAACTTCTTGAACAGAGCAAACAGGGTGAACAGCAAGACTGCACTCACAGAAATTCCGAACAGCAACAGCAGAGACTTGACCACATTCAGGAGCAGGAATACACCGCCAAGGCTGGCTACAGCTGCAACAACAGCAGCGATTGCCGCAATGATTGCCCACGGGATTACAAACATGTTACTTTTCCTTCGGTTGCAGAGATTTTGAAAGGCGCTTTGTTTGTGCAATGCTTATCAAGTTGATCACAAGGAGCAACAAGAGTAGGCCGGTTGTCAAGTAGAAGCGCCACATACTACTTTGATTCCTTCATCATTTCCTTATCCATCTTCGTGAGTTGGCGTCTGAAAATCAAAGACAGCGCAATGAAGAGAACGAACGCGCCTACCCGGATCGTCATGTAGACCAGGATAAGAACAAAAACAAGCTTGATCAGGAGAATGGTTGTCATGGATTTTCACCTAAGTTGCGTAGCATGACGGATCGTCAGATCCCGCTACAGTTGTGCCTTTCGGCGGATAAAAGTTGTGAGTGCATACCAATTAGAGAATACGCTGCACCTGCGTTCCGGAGGAACTCAACGGTATTTCTTGTACACAACAAAACTTTAATACTAGCCCTGTGAAGGTTCGCCGGGGCACATCGTGCAGGTACTCGTAATGGTAGCAGTACCTTCCTCTGCGGTATACCAGATATCAATCACCGGGTTCTCCGCAGCATTCACAAGCATGTCCTCAGAGATCGACTTCTTGAAGAAAATGTTTTCGCAGACTTTGCACTTCTTCTGGTAATAAAACTTCATGGAATTTCACCTTTGTGTTAAGTGGTAGGCCGTGCTGGACTTGAACCAGCGACCAAAGCATTATGAGTACTCTGCTCTAACCAACTGAGCTAACGGCCCTTGGTTATCGTTGCGGTGACCAAACGTCAGTCTGCAACAAGACTAGTCACCCCTTATGAGTTTAACGGATTCCTGAATGGCCTCAATGGCAATCCTCACCAGCGCTGCGGTGTAGTATGTCATCATGATGAACAGGAGAATCTTTATGAATAACCAGGAAATTGTCATGCTACCCCCAGTTCAATTCTTGTATTCAAGAAAAGAAATAAAGCATGGCGTTTCCCTTTAAGGCCATATCTCCAATGCGCGAGCCAGTCCTCTTTGTTATAGTTTTCAAGACCACATGCACAAATAAATCGGATTTTCACGGATTTTCACCTCGGTTAACGCTGCGTCCGCAGCAAGATTAAGAACTTCACATTACCGACCGTACTACTGATCGGCAATAGGCAGCACTCACTCCTTGTCCAGATGTTTTGTTAGAAGAATACGTGAAATGGCGTTAGATACACCACTGAAAGCGCCAAAAATAATTGCGCCAAGTACAACTAGTCCAAGGATTTGAATTGCGTTCATGATTTCAGTTGGTTGGAGATCCTAAAGCAGCGTCGTCATCCGAAGATGATTTCAGCTCCCACTTGGTCACTTCGTCGGCGACCTTACTAATTTTGGCGATCCTGATACTGAGACTGATCAGGATGATAATGATCAGAGCAAGAAATCCAGCGATCACAAACAACATTTGAAAATCTTTCTTGTTTACCCGTATAGCTATGCAAGCATAGCGCTTCAATACCGACGTCGTGCTGGCACACAACGCTAAAACTCCTCTTCCCTATATGTTATAAACCTACCCTTATAGTTCTTCATTATAGATACGCCACTTTTCTCGCTTATTCTGCAGGCTGTATCTCAATCGTCAATTCGGGAAACCGCTCTTTGTAATACAGAGCTTGTTCGAGGGTGCACTCAACGTACACCGATCCAATCAAATCGTCAATGAGCTTGTACATCTTTTCTCCTCATGAAATCCAGAAAGTGCCTGGCTTCGGGCACTCTGCTGACAAACTCGGAAGGCTTCCTGAACTCTCTCATCTGAAGCGGAGTCAAGAAAGCCTGAACGCCGCAGGGGAGACAGCCA